ACCAGAGTGATGTGTATTTCTGCTTTGAGCGTGAAGTGCCGACCAACGCGCTGGAGAATGCCCAGATTGAACTGACCGAAGCCCAGAAGCGTCAGGCTGAAATCAACACGATTCTGAACCTTCAGACCGTGATTGACGATGACACCCGCCTTCAGCTGATTGCGGAACAGCTTGATCTGGACTTCAATGACCTGAAGGACAAGCTGCCCGAAGATCCGCTGATGGCGGCACAGGGCATGCTCAATGATGTACAGCCAGAAGAAGTGCAGGCTGGTGAGGGTGATATGATTGCTTAAACAGCAGAAGGAAGTGCTTCAGCACCAGCTTGATGCAGAACGTGCTGTCATCAAGGAGCTTGAAAGACAGTACAGGCTTGCACTTGAAGATGTGAACATGGTCATCAGCATGTTGCTGACAGACGAACAGACACCCTCCAAGATTAACAGAATTGCCTATCAGAAACGTTTGAGAACGCAGCTGGAAGGCATCTTGGAGGGGCTGCACATCAATGAGTACAAGACTATCAACAAGTACCTGAAGAAGAGCTATACGGACGCATTCGTGGGTACTATGTACGATATGCACAAGCAGGGCATTCCACTTGTGATCCCCATTGACCAGAATGCAGCCGTGAAGGCAATCCAGCTGGACACCAAGCTGACAGAGCGCAAGGCTTACAAGAACCCGAACGACCCGGACGGCGAACATGTCACGCTGTATGAAAGCCTTGGCGTTGATGTCAGCAAGCTGAAGACCACCATTCGCCATGAGATCACCCGTGGTATTGCCAGCGGCATGGAAACCAAGGACATTGCCAGAAACATCAGCGAGGTTGCCAGAATCCCTCTGAACCGTGCCAAGACCATTGCCAGAACGGAAGCCCACAGAATCCAGCAGGCATCTTCGGAGGACGCACGGCAGGAAGCGAAGGCAAAGGGTGCTGATGTGGTGAAGCAGTGGGATGCCACGCTGGACGGCAGTGTGCGATCCTCCCACCGTGCGCTTGATGGTCAGATCAGGGAAGTGGAAGAGCCTTTCCAGTACGGCAACAAGACTGCCATGTATCCCGGTGACTTCGGCATTGCGGGAGAAGACTGCAATTGCAGGTGCATTGCGCTGACAAGAGCAAGGGCGGCACTGGATGAGGAAGAACTGGAGCAGCTGAAGAAGAGAGCCGAGTTCTTCAAGCTGGACAAGGCAGAAGACTTCAAAGAATTTGAGGGGAAATATCTGAAGGCGGCAGAACAGGTTAGCAACGAAGTGCAATTTGTCCCTGCAAAAAGCATCAAAGAAGCAGAAACATATGCAAAAAGTCATGGGGTCAAGTATGCTGATTACAGCAAACTGCCGCTTGAAACAGCAAACGCTTTGAACCAAGCCCTTACTACGCTGCCTGATGATGTGCGCCCTGTGTTCATGGGTGCGTCCAGTACGCTGGAGCAATACTGGGGCGGGAAGCTGCCGCGCGGAAGCAAGCAGTATTACGGCGTGACCATCGAAACACACGATGGAATCCATCTGGGCTATGGCAACGGCGTGGACTTTGAAACGGAAGGCTATATGGTGGGCATCAGCTCCAGCTATAAGACCGCCGACAAGATCACCAAAGCAAAAGAGGCAGAGCAGGCGCGGTACTATGACAGGCATGGGCGGAAGTGGTTTTACAACGTATCGGGCGAAACAACTGCCGCGCATGAAATGGGGCATGTATACGCGCATGTAAAGGGACTGCCCAAAGGCTTTGAAGAAGCAGCTGCCAGGTGGGCAAAGGAAGCGGAGTGCGATATGCTGAAAAAACCGTCCGAAGCATGGGCGGAAGCATGGGCGGCATATCATACGGGAAGCAATACTTTGCCGGACTATATCCAGGACTTCATCGCTCCTGTATCGGGAAACAAAAAGCCCGCAAAAGCCGCCAAACCCTTGAATAATCAAGGGGAAAGTGGTATAATGGTGGCGGAAGATATTGTGATTCCTCGGAGCGTCGGGGCAAAGGCTGCCAACTACAAAATTACCCTGCCAGACGATAGTTCAACATATCTGACGGAGGGGACAAGAATCACCAAAGTACAAGTGATAGCGGGCAAGGGAAGAGATAGAGGGATAGATGAATTGCCCGGATTGCTTAAAAAATATGGCGGATCTCCTGACGAGTGGCAAAAGAAAAAGGGCATCGGTTTTGTAGATTACAATGGAGAAAGCTACAAGGTCGAATTGCATTGGTATGAAGAACCGACTGCTGGAAAACATAAATGGAAGGTGAAGCCTGATGCAGCTGGAAACTGGTTCTTGGAAGATTAACCAGATGGTTAAAGTAAAATACATCGGAGAAGATGACCCGTTGTCCCTGCGGAATGGGAAGGTATATGATGCGCGTGTATTGCGCAAAAATTGGCTTGGCATTGTGGATGAGACCAACGAGGAATACGCATATCCGCCTGACATGTTTGAAAATGCAGAATAACAAAACAAAGCACCATTTTCATGGTGCTTTTTCTATGCCATCGAAAGGGGGCGATTCCCTTGCACGGGGAAGCCGGGGATCTTGATGGGTGAATAGTACAGGGAAATGAATACAAGCACAAGACGCAGCATGCATCACGCATGGCTGCGTTTTTCTATGCCAAGAAAGAAAGGAGAATGAATCATGATCAACTGGAAGGCAAAGCTGACTTCCCGCAAGCTGTGGGTTGCAGTGTCTGAATTTGTGGGTATGCTGATGATTGCCTTTGGCGTTGCGGAAGACACCGTGACGCAGGTTGTGTCCATCATCATGGCGGGTGCAGGCATGCTGGCGTACATCATTGCGGAGGGTCTGGTGGACGCAAAGGCGGCAGACACCATGCTCGTTGTGAATGAAGATCCCCCTGTAGGGGATGAGGTGGAATAATCCGAGGGCATAACAAACGAAGGGAGTGTGGTACACACATGGAGATTACGCAGTATTATCAGACGCAGAATCCATGCTATAAAGCCGGGAAGAGGATCACTCCTTCTGGCATTGTGGTACACAGCACGGGAGCGAATAACTCCTATATCAAGCGATATGTTGGCCCGGATGATGGAATTCTGGGCAAGAACAAATACAACAACCACTGGAACAAGAGCAGCGCAAACAAATGCGTCCATGCCTTCATTGGCCGGGTTGCAGATGGCAGTGTGAAGGTCTATCAGACTCTGCCGTGGGATTATCGCTGCTGGGGCGTTGGAAGTGGCAAGAAGGGAAGCCACAACAGCACACACATCCAGTTTGAAATATGTGAAGACGGCTTGACAAATGAAGAATACTACAATGCGGCGTTCAGTCTTGCAAAAGAACTGTGCGCTTTTTTGTGCAAGGAATACGGGATCAGCGTTGACAACGTAATTGGACATTACGAATCCGCAGCCATGGGATATGGCAGTAATCACGGTGACCCGCGCAACTGGCAGAAGAAGTTTGGGGACAGCATGGACAAGTTCAGGGCAGATGTTCGCGCACTGCTGGGACAGGTCGATGCAAGCACAACGGTATCCGCACCGACCAAAGAGCCTGAAAAGGAGACTGCCACAAACACAACCACGACAAAGCCAGCAAGCGGGGTGATCAATATGGGAACTCTGCGAAATGGCAACAGCGGCACACAGGTCAAAGTCCTTCAGTGGCTGCTGAACGAAAACGGCTATGGCGCTGGCAATGCGGACGGCATATACGGCAATAACACCCTGAAAGCCGTCAAAGCCTACCAGAAGGCCAAGGGGCTGACGGTGGATGGCATCGTTGGCAAGAACACTTGGGCAAAACTTCTTGCATAAGAGCCTGCGTCACATGGCGTGGGCTTTTATATATCCGTCTGGGAGGACGTAAAACATCCCCCGATCATTCGTGAAAAAACACGTAAAAATGGAAGGAAAGGGTTGGAACACATGAATATCAATGAAATTCTGCAAGCGAAGGGCATCACGGAAGATGTGATTCAGGCGATTCTGGATGAAATGAAGGCCAACAAGATCTTCACGGCATCCGAAGAGAACCTTGACATCCGCTATGGCAAGCTGAAGACCCAGCACGAAGGTGTGACGGAGCAGCTGAATCAAGCCAATGCGACCATTGCGGAGCTGCAGAAAGCCAACAAGGGCAATGCGGATCTTCAGCAGACGGTTGCCAACTATCAGGCGCAGCTGGCGCAGATGCAGGAAAGCATGAAGCAGACGAAGATTGACGCTGCTATCAAGGTTGGCCTGCTGTCCAGCGGTGCTGTCGATGTGGATTATCTGACCTTCAAGCTGAAGGAAAAGAAGAAGGCAGATGGCGAGGAAATTGTGCTTGATGATGCCGACAACATCAAGGGCTGGAATGACATGCTGGCAGGTCTGAAGACGCAGTGTCCCAACATGTTTGAAGCAGCTGGTGATGGCGGCTATCATGTGCTTGATCCGAACAAGCTCAAGCAGGGTGACCCCGGCGATGTTATCCCGACCAGAGAGAAGTTCCTTGGCATGAGCTATGAGGAACGGCTTGCTCTGAAGCAGAAGAACGAACAAGCTTATCAGAAACTTGCGAAATAAGAAAGGATGATTGATTATGGCACGTACTGGCCTGTTTGGCGGTTTTTACTTTGACGAGGAAGTCTTCACTGACATGATGCATGAAGCCGATTACTGGCGCAACCCTGTGCTGGCTTCCGGCATTGTCCGTCAGGACGCTTCCATCATGAATGCGATTGGTGCGCATGGCAATGTTGCCACCCTGCCCATCTACACCCCCCTGAACATCTTTGATTCTGGCATGGGTGCGCTGAACAACGATGGCAACACCAACAACACGCCTGTTGAGATCGCTGGCAACAAGCAGACTTGCATGCTGATCCAGCGCATGAAGGCGTTCAAGGCGAAGGACTTCACCAAGGAACTGACTGGTGCTGATCCTATGACCCAGATCAAGGGCAAGATTCAGGGCTACTACACGCAGGTGTGGGAGAACGAACTGATGAATATTGCCGATGCCGTTCTTGGCGTGGCTGGTCTGGCTGACCATATCACTGACCTGTCCATCACTTCTGGCACTGTGGCTGATGCCAACCTGATCAATGAGACTACTCTGATTGATGCGGAGCAGGCTGCGCTGGGTGACATGGCTGGCGGTCTGGGTCTGCTTGTCATGCACAGCCGTATCTTCGCCAACTACAAGAAGCTCCAGCGTGTGGAGTATGACAAGTATGTTGTCGGCGGTGCGATCAAGCAGGAAGTCACCCTGCCTACCATTGACGGCAAGCATGTGCTGGTGACTGACTACTACACTGTGGACACTTCTGTGGAAGGCTTCCCGGTGTACAAGACCTATCTGTTCGGTGAGGGTGCTTTCCTGTCCTGCGACAAGAAGAACTATGAGAACCAGTACAGCACCCAGTACGATCCCGAGACTTCTGCTGGTATCGACATGTTCTATACCAAGCAGGGCAAGGTGCTGCACCCCAACGGCCTGTCTCTGGCGGTTGACAACATCGCTGCTGAATCTCCGACCTTTGCGGAGCTTGGCACTGTTGGCAACTACGCCCTGAAGTTCAACCACAAGAACGTGAAGATGGGTCTGATCAAGTCCAACGGCTGATAAAAGAAGGAGGGGCTGAACATGAACAGATTTGTAATCGTTGATGGTCTGCCTTTCCTGCTTGCCAATGGCAAAACCTTTGCAGTCCGATGGGATGAAAAGGGGTTCACCGTGGGGACGGAAGTCAAGCTGGCTTCCGTCCCTGTGGTGACTTTCTCTGAACTTTCCATTAAGGCGAAGTGTGCCGGACATCTTGACAGTATTGGCAAGGAGCAGGAGGAAGACCTTTCCGAACAGCAGCAGGAGCAGGAGGAAGACCTTTCCGAAATGACGCTTGCTGAACTGAAGGAGTATGCCAAAGCCCACGGTGTTGTTCTTGGTGATGCGCGGAAGAAGGCTGACATCATTGAGACGATCAGAAACGCACAGGATGTGAACGCCAATGATTATGACGGTTGAGGAACTGCGCAAGCATATTACCACTGACAAGGATGATGCAATCCTTGAGATTACGCTGAAGGCTATTGAGCAGGCAGTCAGAGCATACACCAACAATACATTCACCGTTCGCTGCTTTGGTCGCAACGCCCAGATTGTTGGCAAGACCATGATTCTTGACAAGCCTGCGCCATACAAGCCCGGTGACACTGTGTATGTGGACGGTGATGTGAATAACGGGCTTTTCACGGTGGTTGCTGCAAATGGTGACACCATTACGGTCGAAGAGGAAACGCAGGACGAGAAGGATGTCTATGTGGCGAAGGTGGAGTACCCAACTGACATCATCATGGGCGTTGTCACGCTGATAAAGTGGGAACTGGATGCCCGTGAAAAGTCGTGGATTCAGTCCGAGACAGTGTCCCGCCATACCATCAACTACATCAACCTTGACGCATGGAATTCCGAGATGGGCTATCCGAGGACACTGATTGGCTTCCTGCAACCCTACATAAAGGCCAGATTCGGAAGGGGCATTGGCGTATGAGAGGGATTGGCGGCAACACCAAGGCAATGCTTCAAGTAAGGACGGCCACCATCAATGCGATTGGTGAAGATGTGGAAGCGTGGGCTGATGTGCAAGCTATCCGTGGCTGGCTTGACCTTTCTGCTGGCAATTCCACATATGACACCTACTATGCCAAGATTCAGGAATCCACGCACATCTTCATTGCTGACTATGTGGAGCTGGATGAGCGCATCAAGGCAGAAACAGCCAGAGCAGTCATCAATGGTGAGCAGTATGATATCATGCTGATTGACAATCCCATGGGCATGGGCAGCGGGTCACAGCTTGAAATCCATCTGAAGTACACTGGGGGTCAGTGACTATGGATGATGTGGAATTCAAAGACTTCAGCTTCAAGGTAAAGGCTGAAATCAATGACACTGTGCTTGCATGGCTGCGTACATGGTCTAAAGAGATTGCATCCCATGCCCAACGGAATTGTGCGATGAGAACTGAAGGACGATTGGGTGGAGAACTTGCAGGCTCGTATAAGGCCGAAGTGAACGAAGAAAAAGCAGAAGCAGTCATCGGAAGCCCACTGGAAGCTGCATTCTGGGAAGAATACGGCACTGGATCACATGCAGACAAATCGAAAAACGGTGGCAAGCCGGGACGCGAAGGCTGGTGGGTCTATGTGAAGGATGGAACGCACAGTTCGACTGACAGCAAAAAGTATGCCACAGAAGCAGAAGCGCAGGAAGTAGCAAAGTCTATGCAGGATGCTGGGATTGATGCATACGCAACGAACGGACGCGATCCCAACTACACACTGGAAAAAGCCTTCAAGTCAGTCAAGCCCAAAGCTATTGCTGACCTTGAAAAACAGCTGAAGGGGATGAATAGCAGATGACCATTGCAACGCTGAATTACATCAACAAGCTGATGCGGAGCATGGATATACATTACAGATTCATGCACTGGAAAGAGAAGCCACCCGATGATTACTATTTCACGGGTGAATACTTTGAGAATCCTTCCCTGACAAAGGAAGAGAACGGCAGGCATGACACCACCTTCATCCTTCGCGGATACACCCGTGATTCTTGGCTTCTTCTGGAGCAGACGAAGGAACGAATTGAAAAGAATTGTGGAAAGACAGTAATCCTGAACGATGGCACAGGGATTGCTATTTTTTATGATTCTGCAACGATTGTCCCCACTGGTGACAACAGTATGAAAAGCATCAAGATCAATCTGACAATTCAAGAATGGAAGGTGAATTGATGATTCAAAGCGGCATTACGACTGACACCCCGAAACGGCTTTTGTTTGGTGCTGGCGTGTACTTCGCTGGCGTTCCGTACAGTGAGACGGTTGCCCCGACTGAAGAAGCCATCCGTGCTGCCATCATTGGTGCAACGCAGGAAGGCGGCGTATTGACCATCACGCCTGAATACTACATCCCGCCCATTGACGGTGCGCTTGTTCCTCTTAAGGAGCTTCGGCGCAAGGTTGGTGAGGTTGCGCAGATGGAAGTGTCCTTTGCTGAACTGACTGCTGATCTGCTGGCCAAGATGGTGGTTGGCAAAGTGTCTGAAAGCACTGACGGCAACTATGATGTGGTGACATCCTCTTCTTTGGGTGCTGGGCATTTTTATGAGGGCTTTGGCTACTATGGCAACCTGCTGGATGGCAGGGATGTCATCGCCATGTTCAAGAATGCGATCTGCACCAGTGGCTTCACGACTGAACCCAAGAACAAGGAAAATGCTGTGTTCAAGGGTACTTTTGAATGCCAGTCTGACATCACCTATGGCACGACCCGCCTGCCCTATGCCATTTTCATTCGCAAGCAGGAGGGCTGGGTGGCAGCCACGGAAGATGACCTTGCTGCGTGAGGGGGCATGACAGATGAGTGAAATGAACGCAAAGCCGTACACCCTGCGCAGGCTGACGGACGAAGACATGTGGCCTGTGCTGGAGATTCTGGGCAAGGTGATTCCTGATGACCTTGCACCTGTCTTCAGGCAGCTGATGGCAAAGGAAAAGTCCATTGACGAAGCTGGCAGTGTGGTGGCTGTTCGTCTGGTTGGAGCAATCCTGAAGAACATGCCCAAGATCCACAATGAGGTGTACAGTTTCCTGTCCTCTGTGTCTGGCATTGCACCAGATGAGATCAGACACATGGAATTCGGCACTACACCCAAGATGATCTGGGACATCATCGAAGCGGAAAAGAACGTAAATTTTTTCGTGGCTGTGTCCAGATATCTCTGATTGGCGAAGTGAAGTTCTTTGATATGCTGTATCGCGCTTACAGCAACCCCATGGAACTGATTCGGAGATACATCAGTCAGGGGCGGTTTGACACATTCGTGGAAGGTTTCCTTGCGGCAGAAGATGAACGCAAGAAGGCTGAAGCCGACAAGGAAAACGATTGGATGTTGTGGATTGCCTATGTACACAGCGATACAGACTTGGGCTTCGGTGAATATAAGAAGCGCGTGATGGGGCAAACCCCAGAAGAAGAAAAGAAAAGCGATGCAGAATTGACGGAGGAAGGCATCCAGTCGATTCTGAACAGGCTTTTCCCGGCATGACCCATTCCCCCCGGAATGATAGGCTCTTGAAAGGGCTGGATTGCCGTGGATTTATTCAAGCTGCTTGGCAAGATTGCCATTGAAAATGAAGAAGCCATGGCTGCCCTTGATGAAACAAGCCAGAAAGCAGAGGACACCAGCAACAAGACACAGAACGCCTTCGGGAAAATCGGCACAGTAGCCGGGACGATAGGCAAGGCTGTACTTGGTGCTGGCATTGCTTTGGGCGGTGCATGGGTGGCAGCCATTGAAGGCACAAGAGAATATAGAACGCACCTTGGAATGCTGGACACAGCGTTCCAGATGTCTGGACTGTCTGCGGGAACGGCACGGCAGACCTATTCTGACCTGAATGCTGTCCTTGGTGACAGCGGACAGGCAACAGAAGCGGCGCAACAGCTGGCACACCTTGCAGACAATGAAGAAGAGCTTTCCACACTCACCAACATCCTCACAGGTGTCTATGCGACCTTTGGCGAGTCGTTGCCCATCGAAGGATTGGCAGAGGGCATCAACCATTCTGCCAAACTGGGCGAGGTGCAGGGATCTCTTGCAGATGCGCTGGAATGGAGCGGCATCACGGTTGAGGACTTCAATAAAAAACTGGAGTCCTGTTCGACAGAGCAGGAACGGCAAGACCTGATTGTCAAGACACTGAATGACACATACGCCAAAGCTGGAACGCAGTACAAGGAAACCAACAAGGATGTCCTTGCAGCCAACAAAGCACAGGAAAAGCTGACCCATGCCTTCTCTGAACTGGGGCGTGTGGGTGAGCCTATTCTGACCGCCATCAAGACGAAGGTGGCAGAGATGGTGACAGCTGCCGTACCACACATTCAGAATTTTGTCAACAAGGTCAAAGATCTGAAGAAGTGGATCAAGGACAACCAGAACACCATCAACACGTGGAAGGCAGTGATTGTCGGCACTACGGCAAGCATTGTGTCCTTTGTGCTGATCCTGAAGTGGGGCGCAATCATGTCCGCTGCATCCAAGGCAATCAAGGGCGTGACGCTGGCTGTGAAGGCTTTGAACCTTGCCATGAAGGCGAACATCATTGGCTTGATTATCAGCCTTGTGATTGGCCTTGTGGCTGCGTTCGTGACGCTTTGGAAGAACAACGAGCAATTCCGCGCATTCTGGATCAACTTGTGGAACAAAATCAAGTCTGCCTGCGGAACTGCGGTTGGCTGGATCAAGAACAAGTTCAATGACTTGAAGTCTGCGCTGAAAGTGGTGAAGACCACATTCGGCAATATCCAGAAGACAATCTCCGACAAGCTGAATTCAGCACGTGACAAGGTGAAGAGCGTGATTGACAAAATCAAGGGCTTCTTCAACACCACGCTGAAGTTCAAGGGCTTGAAGATGCCTTCCATCAAGCTGACCATGACCAAAGGGTCTGGTCTGATGGCGAAGGCTGCGGACTTGCTTGGGCTGTCTGGTGTGCCGAAGTTCAGCGTGAAGTGGAATGCAGAGGGCGCGGTTTTGAAACGCCCGACCATCTTTGGCATGGATGCCAATGGACAACTGCAAGGCGGCGGTGAAGCTGGAACGGAAGCTGTTGCGCCCATTGAAACCTTGCAGACATACATTCGTCAGGCGGTCAAGGCAGAGGATGAAGCCATCATCAGAACGCTGATTGAGCAGAACAGACTGCTGATGGACTTCCTTGCAAGAATCATGCCAAGTCAAGTCACGCTTGACTCTGGTGCGCTTGTGGGTACATTGACCCCGGCGATTGACATAAGACTTGCAGACAGATGGA